CGGGGCACTTTCGTAGTCTTTGTCAGACTACTGCTCTCCTTTTCAGGAAGAGCACTATCATCTCTGAGGATATTCACATGGATAAGACGGTTTTAGCTTTGACCTTTATCGTCGAAGTGTTACTCTTGGTGCTGCGATTCATTTCGTTGCATCTAAGGGATCACTCTCGTCGACGCAATTCGCAAGAATTGCCTAGGTTCGAGTTGCTACCGTACGATTTCCGTGTGGATTGGGATCAGAGTGCTGACGCCAATAAAGGGGTTCTACCTCCTAAGGTTAAGCTCCCTCGTTCGAGGGTTGTATGACAACAGGCACTGTTTATCAGCCAGGTGGCTATCCAGGGTACAACTCATTGTTGTTTAAACACTGGACGGGCACTGATGGTAAATATTTAGTGGATGGCAGAGACAAGTGGAATACTTATTCCATGGATCTTATACAGGAGTCCGATCAGATCGGCAACGCTACCCATGCGTTGAGTACAACTTCTGGTGCTGTTCCGGTGTGGACATCGGCAGACGAAAGTCTGCTTCAATCCCGCCTAGTCGAGCAAGTACGCGGCCATAATTTTAACTTGGCCGTTAACATCGCGCAAGCTCATCAGCTTATCGAGATGTGCTCGAGCACTATCCTGCATTTTGGGCGTGCCCTCCTCTATCTTAAGCACGGCAACGTTGCCGGTGCCACGAGGGAGTTGGGCATCAAGGGTAAGAACAAGCGTCTTAAAGGACGCGATGTATCGAGCCGTTGGTTGGAACTACAGTACGGGTGGCTCCCATCCATTTCTGACGCTTTCGAGGCTGCTAAAGCCTTTGAAGCTATCTCGAATGGCCGGAAGGCCCGGATTGTCGCATCGGTGAAGCGCACCTATGATTATAATGGTAGCGCCGAACCTTCGAACTATACGTCTGCCGGCAAAACCGTCATAAAGAAACGTATAGTGTACGAGATGGAGGAAGAGCTTTCGCTCGCCCGAAGTCTCGGACTGCTTGACCCGTTATCCGTTGTGTGGGAGGTAATTCCATACAGCTTTGTCGTCGATTGGTTTCTACCAATTGGCACGTACCTTGACAACTTGAGTGTTATACCCAAGCTTAAAGGACGTTTCTTGTCTACACGATTTAGTAGGACTGACGCTCGGGTAACCGAGATAAAGACGAAAGATCCTCTGTATCAGGGAGCCAAACGGGTTGGTCATCAGATTGAGTTACGGAGAGACGTGCTAACGGGGTTAACCCCCCAGCTGCCGACCTTCGTCAACCCGATCACCGCGTTGTCACGTGCGCGCATTGCGAACGCAGTGGCATTGGCCCATCAGCTCATATCATCCTAGCAATCGCTAGGTCCTTTGTTTTTATTTACAATCCATTAGGAGGGCTTTTATGCCCGCAATGACAAACATCCTTGTCAAAGATGACGCCACCGCTCCCAAAGAGTGGACACTTCTGCCCATTTCGGACACGCCGAACCCTAACTGGAGGGGTAACGATGCTTCGATCCCGCTTGCGGGACAGCCTCGTTTGAACCTCTCAGCGGAACTGCTGAAATCCGGAACGTGGAAGTTGACGGCGAAGTTGGAAGTCCCCGTTATGGAGACTCTCGGTGCTTCTGGCACATCTGCAGGGTACGTTGCCCCGCCGGCTGTCGCGTACGTGACCACTTGCATCATGACGATGTTCGTGGATCCGCGTAGCACGATTGCCGATAGGGCGAATGCCTTCAAGATGATGGCCGGGGTGATGCAGGGTGCATCGTCCACTACCGCTACTGGCATCCTTGCCAATACGGCTGCGGGCGACGCGTGGAAGAACTCCGTTCTCCCCGTTACCCAATTCTTCACCCAGGTTGTCGTCCCTAACTAGGACGCTCGCCAGACCAAGTTCGGGGTTTTATTCCCCACTCATAACGCCATAAGGAGGCGACATGTCTTGGATACGCACTAAGCCGATTGAGCAGCACTTGCTGTTTATGAGGCAAATGTCTCAGGTTCTTGCAGTTCTTGGCAAGGGGCCCTTGTGTGAGCGGTTAAATTCGCTTATGCAGGATGGTCTCTACCGAGACGTAGTCGAGTATAAATTCGATTACGAAAAAGGCAACAGCTATTCTGATTACTGTTATGCCCGCCAGATCGTGGCTCTTGTTGAAAAACAGGAGTTTCTCGACCTTGGGTACGACAGGAAAAGGACGGCCATTGAAGCCTTCATTTCTGCTGAGGAGAAATGCAGAGAGACGAATATTCGCCTAGAATCTCCTTGTTCCGAAAGGGACGTAAGCGCAGTATTACACTACGCTGTCGTAAAAATCTCGGAGGTTTTGGGTGAGTTGCCGGATCTCAGCGAATTGGATTTCTTCTTTGGACCCGGAGCGACGACTAACGTCAAAGGGCAGGTAGCTAACGCTAGGCGTAAACTATCTACCAGGATGGCGTGTAGCGAAGAGCTCTTGCCGACTGTGGGGCTGCTTCTAGCAGAGTTGCCCTTGTGGACAACCGCCGTAGGGGAATCGTATTCGGACCTTGATGGTTCGACATATACGACAGTCCCGGTGGACGTCTCAGTTGGTAAACTTCACTTCGTGCCAAAAAACTCCAAAACTGATAGGCCTATCTGTATAGAGCCGGTCCTCAATTCCCTTTACCAAAAGGGGATCGGATCGGTTATTAAGAGAAGGCTGCGTAAGTTCGGAGTTGATCTGTTTGACCAAACGAGGAACCAAGAACTGGCTCAGGTTGGTAGTAGTAGGGGAACCCTTGCTACGATCGATCTGAAGAGTGCTAGTGACACGGTATCCATCGGACTCGTTTATCAGCTGTTGCCCTTACAATGGGCTAACCGTCTTGCGGAATGCAGGACTGGGACAGTTGAGTGCGAGGGTGTTCTTCTCGATCTTGAGAAGTTCTCTTCGATGGGGAATGGCTACACTTTTGAGTTAGAGAGTTTAATATTCTTTGGCTTGATGAGTGGAGTTGTCTCCTATCTTAGACAAGTGGGAGAAATAGGGAAAGAGGAGAAGGTGCCGATTGGCGTCTATGGGGATGACTTAATTATCCCCACTAACGGCTATGATTTAGCAGTTAGAGTCCTCGCCTATTGCGGGTTTGAAGTAAATCCGCAGAAGTCATTCTGTCATGGTCCCTTTCGGGAATCATGCGGAGCTGATTTCTTCTTTGGTCATGATCTTCGACCGTTCTACCTCCGCAAGGAGTTGAGCGATCAAGTACTCTACTCATTCCACAATTGGGCAGTCCGCAGGGGAGAGTGGCTCATTGCCAAACTCTGCTTGTCCTGGACCAATCGTAAACTGAGGATCTGGGGGCCGAATGGATACGGCGATGGCCATTTAGTTGGCAGCTATGTCTTAAAGGTACCTCGTAAGATTCGCAGATGTGGATGGGAGGGAGGTTACTTTCATACTTACGCACTGTTACCGAAGCGGGATTTACAACCCCTCGACGGCGACATCCTTATGCCGGCATACTCCACATATAGTGGAATGTCGAAAGAAGGACCTTGTGACCCAACGGTAATTCGTG